ATCTCATGAAGATTGAGCGGGAGTTCTACGACGAGGATCAGCAAGCAATTCAAAGTGAGGTTGACCAGTTCGATCGTGCTATCAAGCGCGGTACGTTGGAAGAAGTTTCCGGCGACAAGCGCTATAGCGACATCAAAATCACGAAATCTTGAAGGAGTTTTAAATGGCAAATACTTCCGCTCCCTTCGGCCTGCGCCCCGTGCGTAGCCTGAATGGTGCCCCTTGGAATGGTGCAGCTACCATGTACTACATTCCGTCGACAGATACCAATGCTTACTTCGTCGGGGATTCCGTTGCTTCCCTGGCCGGTGGCGATGTTGTCTCCGGGGCTTCCTCTGTTGTTCTCGCCGGTACGCGCAATGCGGCTATGACCTCCGGCGCTGTTCGTGGCGTCATCGTCGGTATCGGTACGAATTCTGGCAATGCTGGCTCGTCTAGCCCGCTCGGCGCTGATCCTGATGCCCTCGGCACTATCTCGATCCCGGCCACCAAGACGAAGGCCTACTTCGTGTGGGTTGCTGATGATCCGACCACGGTCTTCGAGGCCCAGGCCGACACCATCGCAGCAACGGCGTTCAACAAGAACTGCCCGCTGTTTGTGGCAACTGCCCCGTCCATTCCGGCCTTCAACTCCGCGAGCTATGCCCAAGGTTCCGCCGCCAACACGACCCAGGCCCTCCCGCTGAAGATCGTCGGCGCACCGTGCCGCCCGGACAACGACCTGACCTCCCCCGGCACTTACGCCAAGGTCTACGTCATCTTCAACCAACACGAGCTTGGCGGTCCTAACACCGCTGGCGTTTAAGGAGTAGATCATGGCTGGCGTCATTATGACAAGCAACCATCCCAAGGCATTGTGGCCTGGGGTGAAAGGTTTCTGGGGTCGTACCTACAACGACCACGTGACCGAGTACACGGATCTGTTCGACGTGGAAACGTCCGAGCAGGCTTACGAAGAGTTCGTGCAGATCACGGGCTTCGGTCTTGCTCCGGTCAAGCCGCAAGGCAAGGCTGCGGAGTATGATTCCGAGACCCAGGGTCCGACGACTCGTTTCGTCCACCTGGCTTACGCCCTCGGCTACATCGTCACGCACGAAGAGCTGAAGGACAACCTCTACATGGAGGTCAGCAAGACCCGCGCCACCAGCAACGCTCGTGCCTTCCGCCAGACGAAGGAACGCGTGTGCGCGAACATCTACAACCGTGCCTTCAGCGGTTCGTATCTTGGAGCTGATGGTGTAGCCCTGTGCTCGACCGCCCATCCGAACACCTCTGGTGGTACGTTCTCCAACAAGCTGGCTGTGGATGCCGACCTGAGCGAAGCTGCTCTGGAAGACATGCTGATCCAGATCATGCAAGCTACTGACGATCGCGGTCTGCTGATCAACCTGATGCCGAAGAGTCTGCACGTGGCCCCGGCAAACTGGTTCAATGCGAATCGCATCCTGAAGTCGGCGCTCCAGCCTGGCAACGCAAACAACGACATTAACGTGTTGAATGCTACCAGCGCCATCCCCGGTGGCGTGAAGTTGAATCACTACTTCACGGCTCCGCAGGCCTGGTTCGTTCGTACCAATGTTGAATCTGGCAAGGGCATGCTGTTCCTGGAACGCGAAGGTATCTCGTTCGATCAGGACAATGACTTTGACACGAAGAACGCCAAGGCCCTGGGCTATGAGCGTTACTCGGTCGGGTTCGTTGACCCGCGCGCTGTGTACGGATCGAATGGTCCGTAAGTAGTAGGTGGGGTAGTGTGTTCGCATTACCCCATTGTACCATGTTCATGAAAGGAATACAGTATGGCTGCAATTCCGAAACCGCGCAAGCGGGGTAAGACCCCGGTGAAGGCACCCGCCAAGCCGAGAAAGCCCGGCAAACCTTTCTAAAGTAATCTTGTTATATCCCCTTACGAGGTCAGCCTCGTTAACTGTTTAACGTAAGGAGTTTCAAAATGGGCAATCCTACTCGTTTTCCGGCTGGTGTCACCAATAACCGTGCCGGCAGTATCATGGGCAATCTTGTTGTCCCTGATCGCAACAATCTCGCAATTTACCAAAATGATTTCTTCCAGTACGCCGCAGGCGACTGGACTGTTGTAGCTGGTGGCGCTGGTTCTGGCTCCGCTCTTTCAACCACGATTCCTGGTGGGGCGCTCGCCCTCACCTGGGCAACCTCCGGCACGCAGTCGAATACGCTGACCGGTGGGGCGTTCAACTTTAATCCCGCAACCTCCAGCAGCAGCGGCCTGCAGTTCTGGTTCGAAGCCGGCCTTGTTCTCCCGGCGGGCACCTCGGCCCCGAACTACGTGATCGGTGCAATCAAGGGCGCCCCGACGGCCCCTTCCGACGGCGTGTACTTCACCAAGGCTGCTGCAGGCACCGCATGGCAGATCAATATCAAGGCTGCTGCCGGTAGTACCACCACCGTGACACTGCCATCGCCAGCTGTTGCAGTCAACTCGGCTCGGACCTCGGTCGGTTTCTATTATGATGGTCGTGGCAATCCGACGCTGTATGTGTACTACGGTGGCGTGTGTGTAGGTTCGTTCGGGGCAGCCGGCACTCTCGGCACTCTCGCCAATCTCCCGGCAAACACTATCCTTCTCAATCCGACGATGGCGATTGGGACGGCAGCTGGCCCTCTCAATGTCGACTAGCTGACCTGCGCCTGCGAAATCTCTGGCCGCGTGTGATGAACCAAGGGGCTTCGGCCCCCGTTGCTGATATTTAGGAGATTGATATGGCTGGTAAATATTCGACTGCGGATTCCACAGCTCCAGCGCATGGTGCGCAAGCTGTTACCCCGAGCGACTCGACTGTGCTGCCGGGGACTCGGGCGTTGTGGGTAGGTGGTGCTGGAAACGTGGCGGTGAAGATGTCAGGGAACGAAGCGACGGTGACTTTTGTTGGGGTAGCTGCAGGGACGATCCTTCCGATCCAGGTTACCAAGGTTATGGCAACGAACACTACGGCAACTAGTATTGTTGCTCTCTGGTGATCGACTATGCACCTGAGTAAAATCAGTTTAGCGTTGAGACAATGGGGAGCAGGGGCGGGATTCTCCCCGCTCGACCTCTTCTCCTCCGGCGAGCAAGGCGCATGGTACGACCCCTCCGACATAAATAATTACATGGGTCCAGAACTTATAGTCAATGGAACCTTTGATTCAAACACGGATGGATGGACACCAATAGATGCTACGGCTTCTGTTGTAGGTGGAAAGTGTGTAGTAACTAATACAAGTAATACTTGGGGATTTGTTGCCACAGAATTGCAAGTGACTGTTGGCGATAGCTACGCACTTTCAATTTATTTTGATACAACAAGCGGATATGGTGCAACAGTTGCAATACCCGGTCTGCTTGAAGACGGTATTTCAGCCGGGCAAACCATAACCTATAGTGCAACTGTGGTTGCCGATACCAATCCGCTGGCACTTATTATTGGTAATACTGATGAAGTTGTTGGGCATAACATAAGTTTTGACAATGTGTCTATTCGTCGTATAGGCGAGGCGACGATGTTCCAGGACAGCGCTGGCACGACGCCGGTAACGACAGATGGGGATCCTGTCGGAAAAATCCTCGACAAGTCAGGCCGTGGCAACCACGCCTCCCAAGCCACCGCCGCCAAGCGCCCGCTGTACAAGACCTCTGGCGGGCTGCACTGGTTGCAGTTCGATGGGGTGGATGATAGGGTAAGTTCGGCGAGTTTAGATTTGTCTGGAACGAGTACGGCCACCCTACTCTTGGGGTTGCTTAGGCCGAATGACTCAGGGTATAAAATGTATGCAGAGTTTGGCCCACCAGACACAACGGGAGGATTCTACTTTGCCTCTAGAAGTTCAGTAAGTGGATATGAGGTTGGACTAAAAGGATCAAGTGGGCAGACTGTTGCCGTTACAGATACGTCTGCGCCACCGATAACAGACATTGCTACGATTGAGTTGGATTACTTGCAACCAACAAATGCGACTGAGATCGTAATTCGTGTCAATGGTGTTGTTGAATCTACTTCTCAAGTAGGTCAGCCTTCGGCAGGCGACGGGCCATTTGGAAACTTGGCATTGAATGTTGGTTGTCGAAGCGATGGATCACTACCAGTTACAGGAAACATATACTCCATGATTTTCCTAGGACGTACAGCAACCACACAGGAAATCACCGACACTGAAACATGGGTTGCCGATAAGACAGGGGTCGTACTGCCATGAGCAACTTCAGCGCCTCCATCCCCGCTGCCAACATGCAGGCTGCCAACGATCTGCGCAACAACACCGCGCAGACACCCGGCAAGAAGTCCTACGGACCGAACAACTTCAGCGTACCCGCCTACTCTGGCCCAACGGCTTCGGTCGCACTGCTGCACGCTTGGGGCGATCCTGCGTTTGAGGCCGCAGTCGCCGCGCTGCCTGACGTCACTATCACACAGGGAGCTGATCCGTTAGTTTCCACAAAGGCAGCGGCAACAGCCAAGGGCAGCACATGGGGCAGCGATGCAAAGCCGCTCACTGGCACAGTTACGCCGGGGTTGTACAAGGGCAGCCAGAACGTCCTCTGGTGGGTTATCCAGAGCTACAACACGGTGACCTATCCTGACCCGGCTGTTATTCCGGCACTGATTCGGCGAGCCAAGATTCCGGGCGAAGTATTGCCGTGGGTGCAGCCGCTTGATTCGTCCGACGCCTATAAGCTGGTGAATCCATTCACCGGAAAGCCGGATGGTTGCACACATACTGGCAAGCCTTGGGAGGTTACGCAAGCTGATGGCTCGGGTAACAACACGTGGGAGCCAGGAACATACGGATGGGCTGACAAGTCCCCAGTCGTTGTTCCGCCGAGTTACCCGGCATGGGTGCAGCCGCTCGGCGCGCAGGATGCTTACAAGCTCAATGCGAAGGTTTCGCACAAGGGTTTCAACTGGAACAACACTGGATCCGATGCAAACGTGTGGGAACCTGGTGTCTATGGATGGGTGAAAATATGATCTACGCACTGTTCATTCTGTTTGTCGTTCTCCAAGCTGCCGACGCCGCCGCAACTATCTGGGGGATTCGGAATGGCTTGAAGGAAGCCAATACGATTCTCGGGAAAGTTCTGACAAAACTTGGTATTGGTCCAGGATTGTTCGTTATGAAGGTTCCGATTACCCTCCTGATTGGCTATCTCGTGGTGACGCATCAGGTTGGGCCTTGGTTTATGGGATTCTTAGTAGTTCCATTCATTGCACTAGCCGCGAATAACCTGTATTGGATTTTGAAGGCTCGTGGAGGTTAGCATGGGTGCATCTTACTACAAGCCGGGTGATAATAACGCAGTGTGTGACCGCTGCGGATGGACCTTCAAAGCCTCGACGCTGAAGAAAACGTGGGACGGTCTCTGGGTGTGCGCTCGCGATTGGGAGCCTCGCCATCCGCAGGACTTCGTGAGATCGGTGAAGGATGACCAGACTGTGAAAGTTTCCCGCCCGGAGAGTCCGGATGTATTCACGGCGGAAGCTGAGGCTCTTCCCCTCCCACCCAATCCTTTAGGAGTGTAGCATGGCAACAACTGGCATTGCAAATTTTACGCTGACTCGGGATGACGTGATCAAGGCTTCGTTGCGGTTGCTTCGGGAACTTGGGGCAGGTGCGGTTCCGACGATCGAGGATTATCTGAACTGCAACCAAGCCTTGAACATTGTTCTTAAGGCCTGGCAGAAGAAGAGTATTCCGTTGTGGAAACTGGACGAGATTAGCTTTCCACTGCTGAGCGGACTGGTGAGTTATCCGATTGGGATAGCGGGGGGCGTACCTGTAACCGAGGGACTTGTTATTGTAGAAGCTGGAACGGACGGTACGGATGGCACTTATTACGCAAACATTCTTGATGACGTAGATGGTGCCTTAAGTACTACAGTGCAATTTACTGTAGAAAACGGCGGGCTAACACTGATAGAGGTGGTTAGTCCCTCGACTGCGGCAACTGGTTATACCGATCCATATTTAGATACCCCAGCAGAATGGCCTACCGATTCATATGTTTCAATTTCTCTTGCCGGCCTCGTAACCCCCCGCCCACTCCGCTTTCGCGATGCCTGGATTCGAGTTGACGAAACCAGTCAGGACACGCAGCTAATCCAGATTGCGCGACAAGATTACAATCAGTTCGCCCAGAAGACGCAGGCCGGCGTCCCGAACCAGTACTGGTACGATCCGAAGCTGGGCACGGGAATCGTGACTGTGTATAACGCGCCGTCGGACTATACCAGGACTTTTCACGGTATTGTGCAAGTTCCGATCTTCGACATGGTGGCGACGACGGACAACTTTGACCTCCCGCAGGAATGGTTCCAGGCAATCAAGTGGGGACTGGCGGATGAACTGTCTCTGGAGTACGGGTGCCCTCCTGATGTGAGGGGTGAGGTTGCCGCGAAGGCCGCGAGATTCCTGGAAGACT